GGGATGGGATCTTTTCAGCTAGCAAAAATTTTACGCTGTCTATGGCAAGACAATTTACCAAACCGTTCTACGACACGACCTTGAAATAAGCTTAGGGTCGGGATAATGGGTTCGGAGGGTAGATAACTCTCTGGGCCAGCCCCTTCGTCTTTGTTAAAGACTTTGCGTAAGAAGGGGTGTGTAAGGTGAGTGCCAATCCTGAATTTTCGGAGCAAATCACAAAAATCAAGAACCTCATCCTCTGTTGAGCGGTACCTTTTGACTATAGTGTCCAGTGAGACTGCTGAAGACTCTATAGCCGTCCTCTCTTTGTCCAAAGAGCGCTCGTAAGCTTTATCTCCCCTAGAGATGACCTGAGTCAACCTCATACTAGCGGGAAAAGCAGCTCGAGCTGAGTCCGCGATTATGGACTCTCCCCAGTTGGCGCGCGAATGTATTATCTCAGCTAGATGAGAATTAATTCGCTCCTCCACAGTCGCCTTTCTGCGCCCTATTTTGAAAGACGGCATTTGGCCTTGGATTATTCCGAACTTCTTGAACCACGAACCAAAATTTACGTATGGCTTATAGCTACCATCAGGTTGCAAAGCCCAAGAATGTTTAAGGAACTGTAGGTCCTCTATACACTCACAACGAATCATTTTGGCTATAAACCCAGCCTTCTCGCATGCACTCACAAGAGCACCCCATGGGTCCCGAGGAGCTCTGTTCATACAGTCAGCCATTCTGACGAAATTGAACACTTGAGCGAACAAATTCATCAACGTGGTCCCGGAAAAACCACTAGGCAAGCAATACTGGCCGGGAAGTAGTGATACTTCCACCATCGACGGTACTTTCTTAGACTTAGTCAAAAGCTTACTATTGACATTGTTAAGCCGTATGGGTTTCCGACATTGCGCAAACGCCTCTCTGTAAACCCGCTCATTGACAGGGTCGGCAGCTATAAGTGCACGCTGTGCGAACACAAACACTGGCCAAAACATCGAGGCATCACACGCAGATATATCGAAATTAGACCACTCTAGTCTCCCATTGTTACGGACCGCGATGCAGGCATCATCCGAATAACAAATCATTACCATTCTATACCTAGAAGCCTGAACAGTGAGGGCATCAATCGCGCGATCCAGTTCTGAAGGCATGGGGCCTTCTATGAACGTGAACGCGCAACCTCTGTACTCAAAGAACTCTCCCCCGAAAGCTGCTTTGTCATCCGCAGCTAAGGGTCCGTGTACAAATGCGGAGCTTTCCGAAATCTCCCCTATTGCACGCAACTGCTTATCAGGTGGCAACAACTCGCCTGGTTTTAACTTGTAATCGACGTACCTCCTTACATCAGAAATCATCCATCCCTTCCTCAAAAATTTCTGTTCAACAGCTTCCCGCAATTTCTTCTTTGGGTGCGCAGCATGTATCCACATCTGCTGCAAGCCAAAGTGATCAGGATTTTTCTTGTGCTTCACTACGAACCACTCGATAAACCGATCCAATCCCGCGAGTTTTAAAGTTTCAATTTGGTTCCGGATTAGACTTTGATGGGTGTCCACATCCTTCCTAACTCCAAATAGACGCTTAACTGAAGACGAAACTAATGAGTCCGGCATAAGGGCATGCATTTTAAAGCCGGTACCTAAAGAGCACCCCACTAAAACTGGATCTTCTTTGAATGTTGTCCGAGGCTCCTCTGTGAAATGGAACGAGTTAACCAAAGACCTCCCGTCTCCCGGTTTCACTATGTCCAAAAACACACCCCCTCGGGACCTAAATCCATTGAGATCCCAGTCGAATCTTGTGGTGCACAAGATTCCGCCCCCTATCGGATAATCTAAAGGCGCAGTTGGTTTGGCGTGGTAGATCCCGGGTTCCCATAGCCCGCGCGCCCAGCCCTCTGCTGAAAATTTAGAATCTGATAGGTTGGGGTCACATCCATA